TTAGCTCTTACTTGACCTGTAACTTTACCTACAGCTTCTAGTATTTCTTTATTTGAAAATTGTACTCCTGTTTGACGTTGCAATTCATAAGAAGTAGCTAAAATAGTTCTATATTCATCTTCGAGTAAATTACCTCGAATTTCTGCGGCTGCAGTTAAATTAGCAGTTGATTGTTCAGTTAATCCTACTACATCTAATAATCTAGTAGCGGTAACTAGATTTTGAGAATTAAATTTACCCTGAAATCCTAATTCTTTATTTATAGCATTAAAAGTGTTTAATAATGCTGTAGTTGTAACATTTATATTACCTGAGGCGGAAGCTGCTTCAGCTAATTCTGCTCTGAAACCTATAGCTTCAATTCTACTTAAAGCTAAATTACGTTGAACCTCAACTAATTCTTTATCCGCTTGGCCTAAAGCCATAAGTATTTCAAGACCAATTAATGGTTTAAATGCAGCTTTTAAAGCAGGACCTAACTTTTTAAGCCCTGTCATGAAAACATTTTGAGATACATTTTGTGCTCTGGAATTAGCGGCTGCTCCTGCTAATAGCTTACCATTTTTATCTAAAAACTGGTTTTCTAACCCAAATCTCTTAATATCATCTTGTGTTATTTTATTTCCTAATTTTTTTAACTCAGAAATTTTTTCATTTTCAATTGCCGCTTCACCAGCCGCAGATGCAGCAGCTTCAAAAGGTTCTTTGAGGGTTTTTAGACCAGGAATAGATCCTATTATATCATTAAGAAAACCAAATGTTTTAACCCCAAAGTTTTCTGATATCTTATCTGAGAATCCTTCTATTTGTTTTAATTCTCCTACTAATCTTTGGGATTGGGTAACCTGTTCTTTAAGGGATTCAGAAATATCTTGATCAAATTCACTTGTACCTTTAGCAAATTTTAGTCTAAGTTCTTCTAAAACTCTAATATCATTTTCAGTTGCTAAAATAGATTTTTGAAGTTTAGCCCTGTCTTTTTCATTATATAACGATTCTTGTCCTAAACCAAAAGATTCTTTAGCTAATTTATTAGTACGATTAACAATGGATTGAATTGTTCTTCTTTCTTGTACTTCAAATTTAAGTTGTTTTATTTGGTCTAATAAAACATTACTAACATCTTGTTGTTCTGCAAAAGATTGTTTGCTGATACCTGCTCGACGAGATAAAAGATTAATCAGTTCTTTTTCTAAACTAATTTCTTTTTGCTTTTCGTTATTTAAATTTTTTTGGTTATTTAATTCTTCTTTACTCGCCATATGGTTAGGTATATGTTATAAATATTAAAATTTAGAACTTTTATTTATATGACACTTTAGAGGTACCTTCAGAAGCTTTTTTAAAGTTAGGGACATTTATGGAACCATCAGGGTTTACTAAAGTACTAGTTTTATCTGATTTATTATCTGGTTTATTAGATTCCTCGTGATATTTTTTAATTTCAGAAAATGTAAATTTCCTTAACCAAATAGGCATATTGTATACATCAGGCCAAGAATATCCACCATTACCATGAAATACTACTTGGTGGATTTGTTGAAAAAGATTAAACCTATAATCTTTAGCCTGTTGCGATGTCAGGATAAAAAAAGCTGACACCAATTGGGATGGATCTTTTTTTTTCGCTTCCGGAGGGAAAAAAAGTTAGATCTATGTCTGGTTGCAAATTTCGGATATGTTCTCTTAGTGCCCTGGCATCCTGGGCTAAGAGGTAGTTATCTACAAACTCTCGAATAGTTTTCTTTTCCCTATCTCCGTTTACAGAGGTAATTAAATATTTTAAACGAGTGGATATTTCAGGAGAAAAATCTTTATTTAATCTTTTTAATCCTTCAAGTTCAGTAGAAATTTTCTTTTCATCCCCCTGAGTAAGTAGTTTAAATGTAATGAGGTTTTCTGAGTTGGGTAAAGTAAATTGGAATTCGTTATTCCCTTTAGTAATGTTTGATTCGTCAAATTCTTTAAATCCTATCTGGGATAAGTCAATTTCATATTCTTCTCCATTATATTCAAATTTGTAATTTTTTCCATACCCTAAAACACGGGCAGATACCATTAAAGCATTTTTATCCCCAATTAATAAATCATTAAAATTAATTTTAGTAATTATTAAAGATTCTAATAATTTATCTATAACAGTACCTTTTTCGATATAAGATTGGTTAGTTAAAATATCCTCTTCCTTAGCAGTCATGTATTTAATTTCAACTTTTCCTTCGGATAAAGGACTTTCCTTAGAATACAATAATCCTTTTGAGGGTAATTCTACTACTTCAGTAGGTAATTTAAATTCGGCCATAATCTTTATTTAATAATAACTTTTGTTCTATGATAAATATGAATATAAAAAAAAGCTTGACCGAAGCCAAGCAATTTTTCAAACTGAGGGTGGGTAAAATTTTTAGAAATTTAATACACAATAATCTGGTTGTACTGTCATTGTAATTTGTTGGGCAGCTGATTCATTATCATAGCTATATTCACCAAAGTTTGCAGTTGTAATCATTGCTCCTTTGATAATCCATTCAGATACTACATCACCTACAGGACCTAATACATTAAAAGTTAAATCCTTTTTATAAAAATCAGAATAACCATTTCTACCAGTTACTGATTCATGGTGTAAGCGGATCCATTCCATTACAGCTTGCGCTCCTGAAGGGGTGATTGGATCAAATAATGTAAAATCAATTGTTCCCCAGTTAGTTTTACCTTTTACATATCTTTTAAGGTTGATGTGGTTTAATGCTACTGTTTCTTGTGTAATAGAAATACCACTTACACCTTTAACGATATACGAAGGAAAACCGTCCATATACATTACAAACCTATTTTGTTGTTTAGGTTCAAATGCAGTAAAGAACATTTCGTTAGTATCTAATATTGCCATTTTGTGTACTTATTTTATTATAAATATTTTATTTTTTGTTCTTTATGCTGGGAATGTTGCTCCAGTTGGTAATACATTGAAATCTAATAATATAAATTCAGCTGTACGTGTTGGTTGTAGGTAAATTTGACCTATAAGCTCATTTCTGTCTACAACATCTGCTGTATTATTACTGTCATCCATTACTACTTTAAAAGCATACAATCCTTGTCTTTGTTGTACTGATTCTAAGTATGGGTTTACTTGACTTAAGAATGAATTTCTTGTGGCTATTGTATTTTGTTCAAATACTAATGTATCAGCAATTTGGGAAATATAGCTCTTAAGTGAAATCAATAATCTACGAACATTAATACGATCTAAAGCACTTGCTTTTTTCTGCAATGTTTTCTGTCCGAATACTACTACTCCTGCTTGAGGAAATGTTGCTAATGGGTTAATATTAGCTTCATATAATCTATCTCTTGTAGAAGTAGGTAATTTTCTTTCTACGCGTACTACGCTATCTAAACCACCTCTAGTTAAACCAGCGGGTGCGAACCAAGAATCACTTGACGCGTCTGTAAACGCATATACTCCCGGAATTAACGTGGAAGCTGGCACCCAGACTAACTTACCTGTTCCAGGATCTATAATTTGAGCCCAAGGCCAATAAGTAGCAGCATAGCTTGTGTTATATAATGTACCTTTTTGTGTTACAGTACCTACTGGAGAATTATATTTAACTAAATCAACAACTGCTAAAGCATCTGTTCTTGTAATTGCGGTGTTTACTAATCTAGTAACTTGTAAGGTTGAAACTTCAGCATTTAACCCCGGTGCGGTAATTAAGTTATAACGATATTCATCTTTATTTCCTAAAAGAGCAATTGCTGTATTATAATCTGAGGCTTGGATTCCTTGAATGTTAGTACCCTCAATAATGTTTTCATTAAAAGCAGCACCTCCACCATAATATAATTTACCTTGACCTCCATAGAAAGAACCAGATTGAATTATTGGTAAAGAAGCAGTATATTGAGATCTCACAGCTCCAGCATTATCAAAATAATCTGGGGTTGGGTAATTTACTTCTTTTACTCTTACATATCTTGATTTATTAGAATAGGATCCACTATCTTGGATATAGTATTCTGATCCATCTTGTCTTACTACTTTTTTAGAATTACCAATTACGGCTTCAATATAATTTGAAGAATTTGGGTCTAAACTTAAGTTTTGGTAAGTTTCAAGTATTACTTTTTCTCTATCATTATCATCTCCTCTACGAATTAATAAACTAAATGTTCCACTTTCAGTATTAACTGTTGGAATCTCAAAACGAACATTATTAGCTGATCCAGAAGATAGAGCTCCACCTGGTAGTATTTCGGCAAAAGATTCAATATAAGAAGAAGAAACATAACCATCAATAACATATATGTTATCTAGATTATTCATAATTTCTCCTTCAGAAAGAGTTTCTAAAGTAAAAGGACCACTTTTAGTATCAGGGGTTACATTACAAATTACAGGTGTATTAATAGCGGGTTCAAATGAACCAGATGTTACACGAGTAACTAATAAACTTTCACCTCCGTTTTGGAAATAATTATTTACTGAAATTGAAGTTAAATAGCTATATGTTTGGCTTCCACTTTCAAAAGTAGAACCAAACCTGCTTGTATAATCGCTGTATGAAGTAACTACAGTAGGAATTTCAACTGGTCCCCTTACTGTTGGACCTACAATAGCGGCCCCAACGGTTACGGGTTGGGTGGTGATAAATGATTGATCATTTTCCCTTGCTAATACACCTGGTGATATTAATGTTTCTGCCATCTTGGGTAAATATGTTTAGTATTGTATTTTGTTATAAATACTAAAGAACTTTTCAAAAAATTAGGTACTTGATATTATTTCTCCAGTTTCTAGATTGATATTACCATCGCCATACTTTTCAGTTAGAACTTTAGCAAATTTAATTCTTTCTTCTTCAAATTTTTGTTTAGCTTCAATTAAATCGTCTTTTTGTGATTCTAAACCAATAATTTGGTATTCAATTTGTCCAAAACTAAAAACTAAATTGTTTTCTTGTTGTTGATAACCTTTTAATGTTTGTAACTCTTCTTCTGTTAAAACTTTTTTTTCCATCTTAAAAATTAATTTGTGATTATAAATATATAATTATGTGTTTAAATTTGAAAAATTTGAAACTGTTTCTGAATCAATACTAATTTTGGCTTTAGAATTAAAACTTCTTGCAGCATTTAAATCTTTCTGTAATGTTTCGGGAATGATATGACCCCTTAATCTAATATCAAAATTACCTTTAACTAATCTTTCTTGACCTATAGTAAGTTCTGTTGAAGTTGATATGCTATCTATAAAAGCTCTAAATTTAAACCTTTCTGGATCCCCCCAATATGAATCTGAAGCGTATTCTATGGATTCAACTATTTTATTTAGTTGTTCCATATAATAAGTTTGTATAGTACAACTATATTGTAAAGTTACAAAATCAGGAACTACAACAGCTTGAGATTGTATAACTGGTTTTCTGTTGTTTAATATGTTAAAATTAGAATACCCATTTACACTATTATATCCTTTTTTTATAGAACTATATAAATGTGGGGAATTAGAATCTACTTTAGCAGTTACACTTCTATCTTTAGCTATAGAGTTACGTGATATATAAATTATAGGAAGCATAATTTTTCCTCCCTTATCTCTATAATACCCATCCTTTTGATATGATTTCCATCTTTCAGGTGAAGAATATATGACTGGAACTTGAATACGTTGGTCATTTTGATATACAAAAGGTTGTATAACATTATTAAAATAATAAAAAACGGCTTCATCTATATCTTTAATCCCAATAGAAAAAGATTTTGATTTATCTCCCCTAGCTGATATTTTATTAGATCTATTAAAATCAATATTTGTTGATTTTTGATTTGGGTTATCTATAACATTAGGATTAGTTAAATTATCTAACCCATAGGGTTCATGTTGATCTCTAGAAATTTCTTCTTGGGTTTTAGGTCTTGGTTTAAAATTTCTTTTTGATGTAGGAGTATTTGGAATAGCAGGATACCTCCCTTGAGCATTTTTAAATGCTCTTTCATATGCCTGAGATTTTGTTAAGGGTTTTGACATTAGAAGCGTTCTTTATAAGGTGATATATTATACTTATCTGCTGGGACATAATGAGTAGTACATATTATTGATAAATTAGCACCAAAATTTTCTAAGCCTGGATTTAGGGGGTTTGCATTATTGGGGTAATCTGGGTTTTTACCAACAAAATATTGGTTGGTTACTATCTGATCTACTTCATAATACCCTTCTTGATATAAGATTATATCACCAACTTCGGCAATATAATTAGCATCTACTAAATCTGCTCTTAAAAACGCAAAAGTAATAGGTTGATTAAACCCAATACCTTCTCCACCTTCGGGGAATTCTTGGTCTCCCCTGTTAATTAAACAATCAAATATAAAGGGCCCATCAAAATATTTACTACCAGCTGCTTCTCCATATAAATTAGTTTTTGTTTCTTCTAATTTATATTTGTAAAAAGAGGCTTGTTGGGTAATTATATTACCCATCAACTCACGGTTTATCCCTCTTATTAAACTTACATCACGTAAGCTGCCAAACATTGCCATATTATCCTATATAAATTGTATACGGAACTTGTTTTAATTCCGTTTGTTTAAATTCAGTTTCCTGTGCTCTTCTTTCTAATAATGCTTTACGAGAGGTTTCATCAAAATATGCTCTTAGTCTTTCTAGTAAAGCTGTTTTTTCTGCTGTAGCCGCTGTTATTAAATCTGATTGGTTTAGGGTTACTTCAGCATTAGGGATAGGAATATTGCTATATTTTCCTCTTACATATCCTAGCATTTCTTTAGCTAGTGCTAATGTATATTCAAATATCCATTGACGTCCTACTGAATTTATACTTAAGTAAGTAGGGTTAGAATAAGGTGTATTAGAAACATTTGATACTTTTGAAGTATCTGAATTTATACTAGCAGAGATTCTTTCATCCCTTTTAATATATTCAAACCAATAATTACCACTTCCAGAAGTAGGAATAGGGAAGATTCTTAATTTATTATCTTTTAATTCAAAGCTGTAATTGGATCTTCTAATTTGATCATTTATTTCAATTGCTTGGATTGCCTGTAAGTCAAAATTTAAGGGCATCATTAAAAAATTAATAGCCGGTGACATACCACCAAATCCAAAACTATCAAACATATTTTGGGAACCAAATCCAGTTCCTACATATGGGTCATAATATCTTGTAATTGCAGGAGAAGCTTGATAAAATACTTTTTTAATTTCAATACTTCCTGTAATTCCTTCATCTTCGGCCCATTGTTTTAAATCATAATCTTGTTGGTTAGCAATTAAGGGGAATGATCCAGTATAGTAAGGTACATTACCTCCAGAACCTGCTTCTGCTCCATATTGCTCTGTTAGTCTAACTATGGGTTCAAAACTAGGAGTTATAAGGGAATCATTTAAGTTATTATTAACTGAAGACCCTTCTAGGGTTAATTGATTATCTCTAATTTTATAAGCATATAATTCATTACCATAGGTAGTTATAGCTTCTTCAAATGCGGCATAAAAACTTATATCTTGTAGTTCTACTTCAACTAGAGGGTAACCTAGCCTACGAGCACAAAAATTAGATACTTTATCAGCATCCGTTTGAAATGTAGTATCAGAATCATAAAATCCAAATGGGGTATCTCCAGGGGAAAAAGAACTAGATCCAGGCCAGATAGGGATGTTTGCCATAATTTAACTGTTTACTTATAAATATGAAAGAGGGGACGCTTAGCGACCCCTCTTTTATTATTAAATAGATAATATTATTATCCTGCAAATACCATCAAGTATTTTGAACCAGAAGCTGCTCCTGCTCCACTACCTGATAGCCATAAAGATCCTATTGTAGAAGGTTCTGTAGTTGATAATCCAGCAAGTATTACATCTGATCCTGAAAGATGGAATGAACCACTTGAATCGAATGATACAGCTTCAATTGAACCACTAGCTGCTAAAGCAGTGGATGCTGTTGTTGCTATAGATGCCGTCTCAGCATTAGATATTGATCCTGTTCCTGAAAAAGACCCAGTAAATGTTCCATTTAAATTTCCATCAGCAGATTGTGCTAAAGAACTTGTAGTGGATCCACTTACAAATACAATAGAAGCATCTGATACAAATAAATCCCTCCATGGATTTGCTACTGTTCCTAATGTTGCTTCTGAATCACTTGGAATAAGGTTGCCTTGTAAATCTGAACCTAATACATATGAAGCAGTTGCAGCATTTGTAGCGTCAGAAACGATACCTACTACATCAGATCCTGTTACGAATGAAGCAGTTGCAGCAGTTGTGGCATCAGAAACGATACCTACTACATCAGATCCTGTTACGAATGAAGCAGTTGCAGCAGTTGTGGCATCGGATACAATTCCAATTACGTTTGAACCTGTTACGAATGAAGCAGTTGCAGCATTTGTTGCATCGGATACAATTCCAATTACGTTTGAACCTGTTATGAAAGAGGCTGTTGCAGCAGTTGTGGCATCAGAAACGATACCTACTACGTTTGATCCTGTTACGAATGAAGCAGTATTGGCTAATTCGGCATTATCAGCAAATTCTACATGCGAAGCAGATACTGCATAAGAAGCAGATACTGAATAAGAAGCACTTGTTGCACTCCCAGCATTATCAGCAAATTCTACATGAGATGCGCTTACAGCATAAGAAGCAGAAGTTGCATCATCTGCAAACTCAACATGAGAAGCCGATACAGCATATGAAGCACTTGCAATAGTGTTTGTGTAAGATGTGCCATCTCCTAAATGAAAAGTTTGGGTTACTCCATCAATATTAGACCCAGTAACTGATGATCCAGTTGCGTCTGATAATGTTGAAAGGTTGCCATCCATTTCAGCATAAGAAAGTGCAGATCCTTTTTTTAATCTGTAAACTAATCCCATTTGTTTTTTAATTTTTTAAAGTTAATGTTTTGTTTATGATAAATATATTACTTTCCATTAGAACCACTAAAAACTGAGAAAGGATGTTGTTCTTTTTTATTTTGGTAAAAATCTAATAAATCTTCAACAATTGGATCTCTATGGTTAGTTAACAAGGTAATCGCTTCTAAGTTTTTTACTTTTTTAGATGCAGTATAAAGGAATTTAAACCCTGAATCTGCTTTTCTTTTTAAATCTGTTTGGTGTGAATCTCCACACACCATCATTTTACTTCTTAAACCTAAACGTGAAGTAATCATTTCCATTTGTTCGTGAGTAACATTTTGGGCTTCATCAACTATAATCATTGAATCTAAAAATGTTCTACCCCTCATAAAGGATACAGGTACAATTTCTATTTTACCATCTTCAATTAATTTTTCTATTTTAATTTTATCGTATAATTGAAAAAAATTTTGGTATATAGGTTGGACCCATGGATCCATTTTTTCTCTTAAATCACCTGGTAAGAATCCTATTTCTTCTTTTGATACTGTAGGTCTGGTGATGATAATTTTATCATATTGTCTTCTTAATAAACCATCTAATGCAACATTACAAGCTAAAAGTGTTTTACCACTTCCAGCTCCACCAGCTAATAAAGTGATTGTATTTTCAAGTATTGCTGCTTTTGCTTCCTTTTGTTCCGCATTGAGTTGTAATTTGAATTTAATGGGGTTTTTAGGAATTCTCTTGGGACGATACACGTCGTCCGTATGGGGTTTTGATGCCATAAAAATTTAATTTGAGTTAAATTGTTAAAAAATGTAACGGGTTTTAACATAAAAACATGTTTGGTTATAAATATTTTAAGATAAAAAAACCCGGCCAAAGACCGGGTTAATTTACTAAAGTTTAATTTAAAGCTCTAATTATAGAGTGTTTAAACCATTTACTTTGATTAAACCATAGAATTCGGGACGTACCATTTTCTTAGCATAACGAGTTAAGAGACCTTTACGTGGAGTAAATGTATCTGGATCGTATACTAGAGGAGTCATAATTAATGGAATATAAGGAGCAAATACAGCACCAGCTTCTAAGAATTGTCCACCACGGAAACCTAATAAAATTTGGTTTTCAGTCATATATGGATTCTTATAAACTTTTTGACGGCTATTTAAGCTACCAACTTTTTGTACACCAAATGCGTAGCTTCCTTTAGAAGCATCACCATCTGAATCAGCAGCAAATCCAGGAATAGATTCCAAGATAGTACCTACAGAAGGAGAACATACTAAGAAGTTAGCTCCACCGCGTAAAGTTCTTTGGTGAATTGTGTTACTTAACTTTTGGATTTTAGTTCCTAAAGTTTGGAACCATTGTCCTTGGCTATTGTAAAAACCTAAGTCAGATACAGTACCGTCTCCAGTTCCTGTAATTGAACGGTTATTTACAGCTGACCATACTTCAGTACCAGCAGCAGCATTAGTCATTAACATATCTAAGATCTCTAAGTCAATTTCTAATGAAATATACTCACTTAAGATAGATGTTAATTCTGCTTCAGCATCTAAAGCGTGGTAAGCGTTCAAGTCTTGTGCGAACTCAGGAGTCCATACAGCTTTTAACTTACGAGTTTTAGCTACGATAGCAGATGATTTCATCTGTACGTTGATCTCAGGGATTGAGATAGGATCATTACCAGCGTTTAATCCAGTATTTCCATCTTCAAAATCACCTCTATATTGATCAGTTGGTTGTAATTGATACTTTACAGTTACTTCATTACCATCAGTAATGTTAGCTTGTGCCACAATAAAGTAAACATTAGTAGAATCTTCAGAAGTAAATGCTGGAAGTGATACTACAGTATCAGCTGAACCAGTTACTAATGAGAATCCTCTAATCCCATCTGAATCAAGGTTTGGTAAGGATGTTTTTGTTACTGTAAATTTTAAATACTCATCAGCAACAGCAGAAGCTGAATATGCTGAGTCAAAGTTAAGATCTGACCAATCAGCGGATGCAGATGCAAAAGCAGAAGCAGCAGATGATGTATTGTTAATAGAATATCCAAAACGACCAGCACCATAAAGACCACCTTCGGCTGTATTACCAAAAGGTTCATCTGATCCATCAGCAGCAGCATCACCATATAGTGAAGAACCAGCAGAGAATGGAGATTTATCAGTTCCATATTGGAAATCTAGATAAAATACAAGACCTGAAGGTAGGTTCATTGGTTGAACTGATACGAATTCTTGAGCGGCAATCTGTCCGAATACTTTACGTACTAACGGAAGAGCTACACCAGCCCATTGTTCACCTACACCAGCAGTAAAGGTACCTTGTGAAGCAGTACCACCACCTGTTTGTGAACTTTCTACTACAAGTTGTTTAGCTTGGTTTTCAAGGATAATACCCATGTTATTTTTGGTATTACCATTTAAACCTTCTAACAAACCTGTTTTTTCCCATTTGTCAGCTAAACGAGCAGCGTCGCTCTGTACTGAGTGATATGGGTTTGCACTTTCTAATAAAGTTTGTAAACTCATGATTTTAAGTTTTAATAAGGGTTAATTAATTTTCTTTAATAATTCCAGCTAAACGTTGCATGCGTGCAAATGCAGCATTTTCAACGATTGGCTGTTTTTTAGCTTCAGTTATTGGAGCAGTAACTTTAGAAGCTTGACCTTTTGGTCTTGCTTTAGTTTCTACTTTTGAAATCATCCCTTCATTTAGGGTTTCAAAAATAACTTTAGCTTCTTTTACGGTTTCAGCTTTATCAAAAGCTTTCAACACTTTTACTTTCTTATCTTCTGATAAGTTTTTAGATTTAAAGATTTTGTTAGTATAAAGAAGTTTAGCATTTAATAAATTAACTTCTTGAAGTTCTTGTTTCAAGTCATTAACTTCTGTTAGTACTTCTTCTAAATTAACAGCATAAGCAGAAGTTGATTTACCAACCTTTTTAGGGTCTAGTTCTTTTTTACTAGCTCCTCTTGTAGGGTTGTTTTTCTCATTCCAACTTACTTCGTCCATTTCATCTAACTCTTCTTTTTCTTCCATCATAGGTTCTACTTCATCTTCAACTTCGATGTCCATATCCATTTCTGACTCTTCGCCATCCACTTCCATTTCTTCTCCAGCTTCTAATTCACCAGCTTCTACCATGTCTTTAATTACATTCTCAATGAATCCTTTTAGATCGTCTTCTGACATATCTTCTAGGTCAATTTCTTCCTCTTCCATTTCACCTTCACCTTCTTCGGCTTCATCCTCTTCGGCTTCGTCCTCTTCAGCTTCGGTTACTTCTTCAGATTCTTCAATTTCTTCAGATTCTTTAACTTCTTCTTTGTCATCTTTAGCTTCGTCAATTTCTTCCTTAGCTTCGTCGATTTCTTCAGATTCAGTTACTTCCTCTTCTTCATTAAGTTCTGCAAGTAATTCGTCAAGATTGATGTCTTCATCAACCTCTTCTTTTTTAGCTTCTTCTACTTCTTCAGCTTCAGTTACTTCTTCATTTTCTTCTACTGCTTCTACTTCTTCAGAAACTTCTTCTTTAACGTCATCTTCTTCATACTTATCGTATCCTTCGTCGATGTCTTCGTCTTTGTCCATTTCTTCCAATTTAGCGGCTAACATAGATTTCAAATGAGGAGTAAATGCTTCTTCTAAAGCAGCTTTAGCGTTTGCTATGGCAGTTTCTTTTACCGCTTTAGCATCAGCAATTGCTTCTTTAAGCAAATCTCTGTTGTTTGACATAATCGCAAAATTTAAATTTGTGAAATACGGTTATTAAGAACCGTAATAGGGAATAATTTGTTTATCGACACCATATAAGAGATGGTGTATTATGGTTATACGTATATGAGTATTTTGGAAAAATATAAAAGCCCTCAAAAGAGGGCTTAGGTCTAAATCGGTTAAA